AGCGTTTCTGGTTCAGACAACACTATTGCATCTGCAAAAGCCATCAAGACATATGTTGATCAGATATCAACATCATCCATAACAGAAGGAAATTCAAACGTAACAGTCACCGACTCGGGCACGGGTGCCGTAACTGTTGCCGCAGACGGTACTACCATAATAACGATGAACGCATCCATCACACTGGATGCATCCGCGGCCACGAATTCCATAAGGCTACCCGTTGGTACGACTGCACAGAGGCCGTCAGGATCGACTGGCGAGATCAGGTACAACTCAAGCACGGACGCCATCGAGGGCTACACCACAGCAGGTGGATGGGCACAACTGGGTGCCACAAGTTCAACGGCAGAGAACACTGACGACACACTAACTGGTAGCAGTACAGCAATAAGCACCACAGAGAAAATAGTCAACCAATTCACGACCGGTAGTTTTGACAGTGCCTGGTACCTGGCAGTGACCAGAGACGAGATCAATGACCAAGTGTCCACAGCGAAATACAGTTTAGCACACAACAATTCGGCCGCTGTCGTTTCAACATCGCAAGTTACGAGAAGTGATGCCACAAACAGTTTCATAACAGTAGATGCTGACGTAACGGGTGGTAATACAAGATTGAAGGCGACAGGTACGAGTGTTGTAAACTCTGTGTCATTCTACAGGATAGCACTGGGTGACAACACCACGGCAGGTACCACAGGTAGTGTAACAACGGTGATCAACACAGATGTTGATTCTGCCTCTGAGAGCATAGACAGTTGGGCAAAGGGATCATACAGGGGAGCCAAGTACTACATTTCTGTCAACAACGCATCAAAGACAGAAGTCACAAACATGGAAGCACTGGTCGTACATGACGGCACGACGGCATTCGTCACAGCATACGGAGTGACCAACACAGGATCAAATGATCTAGTAAGTTTGACCGCGGCAGTAGACGGCGATAACGTTGTTGTCAGTGCTCAGGGTAACGAACCAAACTTGAGAGTCACATCATACAGGATATTGTTAGCAGACGACGAATCAGGATCTTCAGGAGATAACGTGAACGTTGTTGCGGCGACAACAGTGAGTTCAACAGCCACGACGGTAGACTCGTTTGTCAATTCAGCATACACGGGTGCGTTCTATGTGTTCACAGGTTACAATGACACAGAAGGTGCGGCCAGTGCCACTGAGGTAATGGTGGTCTCAAACGATGACGCATACATTTCAGTAGGTCCAACGATCTCCACAAAAGGCACAGATCAATTAACATTCTCTGCCTCACAGTCAGGGTCAACAGTCACAGTAAAAGCGGCATCCACATCGGGTGCGAGCACCACAGTGAACGGTTACAGGGTACACATGCTGAGGGGATCAGCGGGTGCGTCCACGGCAGACACGGTACTGGTGTCTACAACACAAACAATATCAGGTGCAAAAACATTCTCGAATGCGGTAGTGATGATGACAAATCTTCCAACAAGTGATCCCAGTGTTGCAGGACAACTGTGGAACAGTAGTGGTACTTTGAAAATCAGTGCTGGTTAGACTATAAGATCTAGTATAGTCTGTAACTTACCTTTTATACTTTTATTATTCAGTGTGTTTTTAAGACCCATGTGTAGGTTCTTGGGCCAACATTCAAACGCACACCAACAGTATCCTGAATGTTCCGCATTTAACTTGGGTATGAATTCCGCATCAATGGCAATGAGATACGTGTGGAAGAAGAACTTCTGATCATTGGAAGTGAACATCTCCAGTGGTATCACTTTTTTAAATTTAGGTAGACCGCCCGTCTCTTCCTCTATCTCACGCTTGAGACCCTCGAAGGCACTTTCTGTGAACTTGGCCTGTCCGCCAACCAATCCCCACATGCCCTGTGTCTTCCGGTCGGTCCTCTGTAGGAACAGGAAACGTTTGGTGCCGGTCGCGTAGAACAGTGCACCTGAACAAACTATGTTTTCTTTCATGCTATATTATAACAACTATGGGGTGGTAGCGTCAATTGATGAGTTGTACCCTGGATCTGCCCCGCCATCCAGTACGATACTCCAATTACCCTGTGTGTAAACACCCTCATATGATTTGACCCACTCCGTGCCGTTGAATCTGTACTGTATGCCCGTGTTTAGGTTGGTAACGTAGTGCTGTGTGCTGTCCGGATTTGAAGCGTCAAAGGCTATGTTCCATTTTGATGTTGAACTGTTGTATTCTATGATGTCACCAACGCTGGCCACGAGTGTACCCCAAGTGGCACTTTGGAAACTTGCCGTGCTGTCTCCCACGTCATTTATGACCAAATATCTGTCACCGTTAGCAGGTGTGCCTGGGTCGAACGTTGCTGGATTGATGATCTTCTTGACCGCAGTCAGTGAGTTGCTTGGTATCGTGTCGCCGTCAATTGTGTACAATAAAATCGTGTCATCCAGTGTGGTTGTTGCGACGGTACCTATGATCTCGTTTCCGTTTGGTTGTGTCAATCTTATCTGTGATGTGCCATTCGTTACTTTGCCATACTGATCTAACAGTATCTTCCAGTTGACTGCTGGACCAAACGTGTCAAAAGGATCAAGGCTAGAGGGAGCATTGCCGCCCGTGTAAAATCCATCACCACCTGATTTGACATTTGTACCTGTTGATCCTAATAATCTCAATTGGTTACCAGTCACTAACAGACCAAAGTTGTTTGGAGTTATGTAACTTCTTGACGTTAATTCTCCATCTATCAATCCTTTGGCAATCCCGCCGTCGTCGTCGTATATGCTCATTATGATCTTCTGTACCACACCCAGTTTCTTGACCTTGACCGGTGGTGATATCCATATTGGCATGCTGAATGTGAGCGTGGCGATGTCTATCTCCGAATCTGCACCAACTGGGATGGTCCTCGAACTGAATGTCGTGCCCGTAAGTTCGACGTAACTCAACGAGGTCCAATCTATGTAGTTGTCTGTTTTCTGTATCTCAAAGTCCGGATTGAAAAGATATAAAATCTGTTCCATTATCTGTAGTTTCTGATCTGTGTTCGTTGTCCATATGTCGGCAGACACTTCTAGTCTGAACGGCGATGGCATCACTTTCTCCACGGTGTATCCTGCACCCATCTGGTTGGTGTAGTTCCCGTCAGCGTCCACGTCTCTTTCCCTGAGATGTTGTTTCTCTATGTGGTAAGGATTCTGCATCCTTTCCCTGTCATAGTTCAATTCCCTGACGTAGGCCGCGATCCTCGGTGCGTACTGTAAAGTGTTCTCACTGTTGTTTCTCAAAATGTTCGCCACCTGTCTGGTCGGATCTCCGTAAACCACAGGCACTGCCCTTAGTTGTACCGAACCGTCGGCGCCCTTGCCCGTTTCCACAGAGAAGTTACTCAAAATCCTGATGAATTGAGTAAGAAATTTCCTAACTTGTCCTTCATAAAAATGCAACATTCTTAATTGTCAGCCTTTGGTTTTAGAGCATCGGTCAATGATTGTCTCTGTTTAACAGTTAATCCGTTTATGGTTGATTCCGTTGAATTGTTAACAAAACTAGTTTTGAAGTTTGCTCTTGAATCGTTGTTAGTAGTAGTTATTCTTACCGAGTCTTCAATTTTGACCCATCTGGCTCCGTCATTACGGAACAATCTATTAGGCAGGTAATCTGTCCTCAAGAAATAATCACCCTTATCAACACCCGATGTTGGAAATGATATTCCAAACCCGGCCGGGGCACCATTAGGAGCAACTCCGTCACCATCCAGGTAGAAACCATAGTGGGAACTCGCCGGTGTGTCTATTGTTGCATTTACTGTATTACTGCTACTCGCTCTTTGTGATTCGGTGTTGACATTCTCTGTCCTGATGTTTCCTCGTTCATCGATGGGTGCAACATAGTACTGTTTGTAGTTGAATCCGGCTTTTGGCGAATCTAATTCTGCCTGTGCGACAACCTGCTCGTTGATTGATTTCTCTCTGTTGTATGTACTCATGTAACTGGCAATGGAACCAGTCGCTGTTGCATCGCCGATGATGTCTTTGAACTCCTGTGAGTCTACCATGGTCTTCATCTTCAATCTCAACAGGTGTGGCCACCATGTCTGTGAGAAACCTTCCGCCGCCCTGTTAACATCCTCGACAACGTAGTATCTTTTCAATGCGATCGGTATGCTCTCGTCCAGCGAGTAGTCTTCCTTCATGTGTGGGAATTCTATGACATCACCTGACATGGGTTTCCTGCCCAGTCTTTCAACTATGTCGTTCAAATGCACAGTTAAAAATAGCGTGTCGTTCTGTAGGAACATGCCAAACTGTGATAGGTTGAAGTCCGCATCTTGCACATTGTAGATCCCCCTCACAACGTACACGTCGTCGTCGTATTTCCTGTCCCTGTTCTCTAGGAATAATAGATCCTGGATGGTCCTTTCGTTTAATGTGTCTCCGGAATACTGTGGTTGTGTGGGGCTGGCCGCCCCGTCCTTGTTTGTCTCTCCCTGATCATATGGTCCTAGGTATTTGTGGAAGTGTAAGTCCGTTCCTCCCACCTGGAACATCTCCTTGATGTTACGATCGAAGAACTTGTAGTCATTGCCCTTTTCAGGCTTGAAAATGGATAATCTTGGCATATCATACATATTTATTGAATGCACAACGACTATAAATATGTACATGTCAGAACTACAAACAGGACAACAGGAAATATTTGATTACGTCAAAACCAATCTAGGTGATGGTATGATAGACGTTGAATTAGACCCAAAACACTATCAAACGGCGCTGGAACGAGCAGTTAACAAATTCAGACAACGATCTTCAAACGCAGTGGAAGAATCATACTCATTCTTAGAATTAAAAGAAAATCAAAACAGTTATATCCTACCAGATGAAGTTATAAATGTTAGGAACCTAAACAGGAGAACAGTTGGATCAAGATCCGAGGGCGGGGAAGGTGGAACATTGTTTGAACCATTCAATCTGGCCTACACAAACACATACCTTTTGAGAGCAGGTGCGACCGGTGGTCTGGCCACTTACTACGCATTCGCATCATACCAAGAAATGGTAGGTAAAATGTTCGGGAGTTTCATACAGTTCCATTTTGATGTCGCGACTAAAAAATTAACAATCACACAGAGACCAAGAGCAGACAATGAAACAGTGCTCATGCACACTGACAACTTCAGACCAGACATAACACTGTTCAAGGACATCTATTCAAAACCATGGATCAGGGATTACACACTTGCAGTGTCCAAAGTCATGTTAGGTGAGGCAAGAGGCAAGTTCAACACAATAGCAGGACCACAAGGTGGCACCACACTGAACGGTGATGCATTGAAGAGCGAAGGTAATACCGAGATGGAAAGATTAGAATCCGAGATAGGCAACTTCCAAGAAGGTGGCACACCACACAGTTTTGTTATTGGTTAACTTCTAGTACCATATTCCTTTACCAAAAATTATTTTAAATACAAGTATCATGATAGATTCCAGATATAAAAAACTTGCAAAATGCACACTAGAGGAATTGGCGGACATGGTCGATGACCTAGAGAACATGTCCATACATGCCCTGAAAGAAAAGAAACTGAGTATGCGTAGACTGGTATTAACGCAGATACACGACGTCAAAAAAGAGATTGAAAAACGCTTGAAAAAATAGTATAATAGTACTATGTTGATAGGCGTGGTAGGTTTGATAGGTTCTGGTAAAGGCACAGTCGCAGACAGGCTGGAACACAAACACAAATTCAGAAAAGATTCATTCGCAAAAAGTTTAAAGGACGCGGTCGGTTCCATGTTCAACTGGGACAGGGAGATGCTGGAAGGCAAGACCGATGAGAGCAGGGCATGGAGGGAGAAACCCGATGCGTTCTGGAGCAAACGTTTTGGCAAGGATGTCACCCCACGTTGGGTGCTACAACACTTTGGCACTGAAGTCATGCGCCAAGGCATGCATGATGCTATATGGGTTGACAGTTGCATGGCCAGGTATGACGGCAAACCCACAGTGATCGCGGACACGAGATTTGAGAACGAGATAACAACAATACGAGAAATGGGCGGAACGATACTGCTCGTGAAGAGGGGGCAGGATCCTGATTGGTTCACGGATTACGTGGAAGGAAACATCGTACCTAAAAATGTACATTCATCCGAATACGCATGGGCGAAATCAGAGTACGATCACCTGATCACCAACGACGGTACTTTAGAAGAGTTACACCAAAAAATTGACGACCTAATCGTCAGCGACAAGATCACCCACACGCCAGCCGAGCCTACGGGTGCTACCCAGACGTTGGCAATTGGCACAAACAGTTTTTAGATTAACAGCATTAGTATTCCTCAGATTCCCATCCACGAACAACACATCCAGTTGAGACTTGTTCTGTGACTTGAATCCACACAGTTCACACTTCCGGTGTTTCTCGTATCCCGAACGTTGCAACGCAGTCACACCACCAACACGCTTGCCTGCCTTTTTACGGATGCAAGTGTCACACTGGCTACGCCAATATATTCGGTCATATCTTTTATAGGCATATGCCCTGGGCTTGGTCTTACACTCCTTACACAACGGTCTGTACTTGTACTGCATGTGTGTATTTACGTCACCTATATAGGCACCTCGAAAACGGTAAATTATGTCAACAAAACCGTATGATTGAATAAATAACTCTAGTATACATGTAACTTGCAAGGAGAATACGAAAAATGGCATTAACATCACCAGGAGTAGAAGTTTCAGTAATAAACGAGAGCTTTTATGTACCGTCAGATGCGGGTACAACACCACTATTCATAATAGCATCATCACAGGATAAGACAAACGGAGCAGGCGACAGCACAGCGACAGGAACAACAACAGCCAACGCCAACACTGCTTACTTGATCTCATCTCAGAGAGAATTAACAGAGACTTTTGGAGATCCAAAATTCTACACAGACGCTTCAGGAAATTCATTACACGGTTATGAGTTGAACGAATGGGGTCTACAAGCGGCTTACTCTTTCCTAGGAGTTGCCAACAGAGCTTACGTTCTAAGAGCGAACGTGGACACAGCAGATTTGCTTGGAAGTGCTTCGGCACCGACGGCGGCACCAACAAATGGAACATACTGGTTTGACCTTGCATCAAGCAGTTACGGTACATTTGAATGGTCTCAGACTAATCAAAGTTTCACAACAATTACTCCAACGCTTGTTACTTCAACAAGTGATTTAGTTGGCGGTGTTTCGACTGGTGCACCCAAGACTTCAATTGGTTCGATTGGTGATTACGCAATCAACACAACACACGTTACTAACAAGATGTACAAGAAGACATCAAGCAACACTTGGGTACAGGTTGGTTCATCAGCATGGAACACATCACTACCAGTTGTTTCAGTTGCTTCAGGAACCACAGTTACACAAGGTCAGACAATGATCATGAACGGCGTTACTATATCAGTATCAGCTGGAACATCTTTGGCCAATGTTGTATCGGCGATCAGTACTAACGTGACAAACGTAACTGCAAGTGTTAACAGCACAACAGGTAACCTAGAGATATTCCACAACGGTAAGGCTCTCGGTGACTCAACAGGTGGTGCCAACACAATCAGATTTGAAGAAGGAACAGGTATACTTGCTTCTCTTGGAATCACGGCAGGTGTTAAGAACGGTGCTAAACTGTTACAGGACAAACACACCAACAGACCTATTTGGAACACAGCAGGTGAGAACAGACCCAACGGTTCTGTTTGGTTCAAGACGACTTCTGCCAACGCAGGTGCTAACATTGTTTCTAAACTTTACAGCACAGCAAGTGCGAGCTTCTCAACAGTTGCTTCACCACTTTATGCTAACAACCATTCAGCGATCTACAACCTAGACGCGGCGAACGGTGGAACTGCTCTATCAACAGGAACAATTTACACACAGTACAACGTGACTGAAGAGTCAATGACAGCGGCAGACAGTGCAGACACTACCCCGGCTCTTGCTGACTTCCAACTGTTCAGATACGAGGGCGGCGCAACAACTATCACAAGTTTGATTGCTTCACCTAGTTTCACAAGTGGAAACACTTTTGTGATACAGGAATCTGTCAAGAACCAAGAAGCTTTGAGCTCTTCTGTTACTGTGACACTAGGTGGCACGGGTGCTGACGACTTTATAGCGGCAGTGGCGGCGGCGGGACTGACTAACGTTAGTGCCTCTAAATTAGCTACTGGTGAGATCACAATGACACACGCACTGGGCGGTGAGTTCAGGATGTTTGACACATCAGGAACACCACTGGCAGATGCAGGTTTCAGTGCAACAACGGCACACAGTTATGGAACATACACAGCGAACAGCTCAACACTGATTGACAACTTGTATGATCTTCCAACAGGTGAGAGCCTTGACTCAAGTGCTAACACAGGTGTTTTAGCTTCAAACTTCAAGAGATTGAGCTACACCGCTTCAACAAGTTCACCAAGCAATGAACCAGCAGACGGTACACTATGGTATGACAGTTCTACAGACGAAGCAGACATCATGGCACACAACGGTACAACTTGGGTTGGATACGCAACAGCATACTCAACAACATCTCCAAATGGTCCACAGTTCTCAGCGACAGCACCGACTACACAGTCAGATGGTACTGCACTCGTAACTAACGACTTATGGGTTGACACAAGTGACCTTGAGAACTATCCAAAACTTTACAAATACAACACATCAGCAACAATAAGTTCAACCAACACAGCGAACCAAGTGGCAGTGACCACATCAGGTGCGGCGTGGGAACTTGTTGACAAAGCGGATC